TCTTGATACTTAATCGACTTAATATCGCGCCGCTTTCCTCTTTCAGATATCTGAAAACAGTTATAATGCGCCATTTTGTACTTATGCGATTCAAGTAACCGCATAAGGTAATAGGTGCTTTCAAGTGCGCGTATATCATAAAGAGCAGGAGCGTCTTTCCATCTCTTGCCCTTGCGGCATTCTCTGTGCGCCTTGTATAGATTCTTAAAATCTGTCAGTTTGTCATAATCGTCCATAGCAAAAAGCCACGCCTTGTCACACCGCAAGCATCGTTATTCGGACGCGTGGCGAATCCTCTAACTCTTAACGCTCAAGCCTCGCGCACTCTCGGCGCAAAGTGTCGGCGATCATTGTTTTGTCTTATATAAAGACCAGGATGTGTCCTCCCTGCAAAGATGGTGCATTGCTTTCGTTTCCTACTCGGTCGAGCGTTCCATCCAGTCCGGAGCGAGACCATTGTTCCCATAGAACGCATTGTTGTTGTTGAGCGTCCCATCCGTGTTCACATTCCGAACATTGTTCGAGTTGCCGGAGTTGGGAGTGCGGAGCCACCAATACCACGCTGATCCCGCCTTGTAGTTCACACCCTTATGCAAAGCGTTTTGCGTCAGATGTTATCCACGCATTCGCCTTGTTTCGTACCTCGATAACGAGAGCCGTCCAATGCTCAATGCCCGAAACATTGATATCGAATAACTCTATCGCGACATCAATCATCGTCATAAGTGACCTGCAAGCGGCGACGGCCTCTCGCTGATAGATTATGCGTCTGTCGTATATATCCTTGTGAAAATTCCCGTCCTTATCGAGCGGAAACATCTCATTTGCAATCGTGAGCATATCAAGGATATCGATTGCCTTATCTTGTATCTTTTGAACGACAGTAAAACGGTATTTCTTCGGAAAGTGTTTCTCGTTCTGCGTGATCCGTACGGTATAGATCGCGAGTTCTTTCGCCTTAACCAAGACATCAAACTTGCCAGGCGTTCTTCTTGAAACGTGTTTCACGCATACACCCGATGATTTGCACTGTCATACTGACCGGATATCAGAACGAAACCGGTGTTATCGTCAAACACCTCGACTGCGATGTTGTCCGTCGTTCCGCTGACATCGGCCTGCTGCAATATGCTGACCGCCATATCGAGAGCGAGGATGTTCTGTCTGTTCTCGTCAATCTGTGGGAGTATGCCGTCAACCTTTTCCCAGTTCTCTGTCAGGTCTCCGATGTCGGCATAGTCGTCGTCATCTGGAAGATTAAAATCGTAGTTAGTTGACTTTTGCATCTTATATATCCTCCTTTGTTTTGATCTGATACCAAGTGAGCGTTGATATTTCGCCCCACTTATACGGTTTGATTCTTCTCCATACATTGTAGAGTGTTTCGACTGTGTATGTCATATTGAGCGGGAGTTTTTTCTCGAGTAGGTCCTGAATAGCTGCGACCATCGACTGGCTCGATAAGTCAACGCTGACCGTCGCTTTCATATTGGTATAGTCGATCTCTAACGTGGCGTCAGGGTCGAGTGCCTTTAAGTCACTTAAAATTACCCTGTACGAATAGGGAAGTTTATCTACCACCCTTGAATGAACCGCGAAGCGTCTCTCCTGGAGCGTGTCGGTCTCTTTTGGTGTGAGTCCTAACATCGTCTCCCATCGTTTTACCCTTGTCTCGGACATATTGTCGATGAATACATCCTCATCGAGCTGATCAAGGTCTTCGTATAGCTTCTCGACCTGTCTGTCAGCTGCTTCATATAACTGTTCAAGATCGGGTATGCCGACTAATGCGTTTGGTAGTCTCATATCATTCTCCTTATGATATCGTTACAGTGCCAAGAACAGGGATATCCGTCCAGGTAACACTCACATTCGATGCAGCTCCGTTAAGTGTGAGAGCCGTTACATCGATGACACCCTCGATGCCGATCAGGACAGCTTCTATCCTGGCAAGTCTTACGATGGTCTCGTTCTGTTCTCCGTCTTCCCAGTTTTCAACGAGTGTCCTTATATACTCACCAATCTTTTCTTCAGCTTGTGGCTGAATCTCGGACGGATCGTAACCACTGTCAAGTGTAAGAGTGGTGGCAACATTGACCGTCTGCGTTCCTGCTGATTGGATGAGTACCTTGTGACAGATCGGAGCCTTTCCGTCTCCTTCTCCGTGTGATGTCTCAGGATCGACAAGGTCTTGTATGTATGCTACAAGCTCATTTGATGCCGCTCCGAAGTCGGAATTGATTATGTAGATATTTATCCACTCAGAATCAGCCGCCCTTCTTTTCGGCTTGCATCCACCTACACCCGACTGGGCGTCTATGTATAACCTATAGTCTGCTTTATTGCCGCCGAAAGCCGTGGCAGAAAACGTATCCAGTATACGACCTCTGAAGACCTCCTCATCCTCATCGTCTGTACCGAGAATGGAGACTTCGACGATCTCACCGCCATTGTACCCTTCGATGTAGTCGACAGGATCAAGTTCACCGATAATTGCGTTCGGTCCCGTGCCGGTTTCGTCACAGGTCATCATATAGGTGTTATCCTCGCCCTCTACCACGGATGTGATGGTATACACATAATCTTGACAGGTCAGTCTGTCACCGATGGACATTGCCTGATTGAATACCGCTTTTACGACTGCAGCTGTGGCGTACTTATACGCGATACCTCGCTCGGCACCGTATCGGATAAGATGTCCGATATCCATCGTGTCAGCAAGCGCATTGTCATTCACGTCTTCCATATCAGAGTATACATCTTCGAGCTCTGACCCCATCTTGACGCACGCATTATACGCAAGCGAACCTTCGTCTGTCCTTACATCCGCGCCAAAGTCAGCAAGCATCTCCGCTGTTATGATGTCTTGAGTCCTATCTTCGTACATGTTATCCTCCTTATATCTCGATGACCTGGTCAACATTCGTGTCACCATATATGGTATTGACAGTGAAAGAGACCGTTGCCGTCGTTCCTTCTTTCTTCACGGATAGATCTGTGATGCCGGTTATGTCGGTGTTCTTCGACAAGGCTTCTGTTATCATCCTTTGCATAATCGGCTTCAGTTCTGATACCGTATATGTCCTCCCGATCAGGTCTTCGAAGTCCTGTCCGTAAGTCCAAGAATACTGCGTGTGAATGTATCGAGGTATGCCAAGACAGATTTTTATCCATTGTTTTACCGCATCCACGCCCGATATCATCCGACCTGTCAAGGTCATCGTGTCGAAGTCTATCTCATACTCTGGTGGTGTTTCGGTCTCATCGTCTGCCGAGATGGCATTCAGTTCAAGCTCATCGTCTTCGTCCAAGTCCCAGGGAAACATCATACACCTCCTATACGACATACGATCAGGAATTTCTGATCATCGTCCTCTTCGATCATAAAACCGAAGACCACATCGCCTTCTTTTAGTAGTTCTGTATATTGTGAGTTGTCCGTCCACGGATGCCTGTGATATCCGATGTTCGGACTTGATACGTTATCCTCGATGGTAAAATCGACCTTTTTGACCACCTTCTGAGACAGATGGTCAGGTATGATGATATCATCTTCCTCCAGTTCAAGGCCGTTATACGACAAAGATGTTTCGCTTGTCATAACCGCCAAACCGTAGGACGGAAGGTCGATACCCTGCTTTGCTTCGTTCCTCATCGTTTTTATCAGCTTTTCGTATGCGTTCATAAAATCCTCACCTTATCTTACTAACTTCTACGACAGCAAGCTGACCGTATTTCCCCTGCGTCCAGCAGATAGGACATTGCTTGTGTGCCTTTTCGTACTTTCCTGGAGCGACCTGCCTTTTCATCTTCTTGACGTCCTTAACATATCCGGACTTGATGGCGTTGTTTCCATTTTTCTTAATCTCGTTCTTTAAGATACGACACGCAGTAGAAGAGTGGTAGTAGGTGTGCTCCTGCGAGTATGAGCCTGCATATCCTGTTGTTTTGCCAACGATATATGATGCTACATAGTTCTGAGTCTGCTCTTTTGCCTGCTGTGTGTACGCTTTGGCAAGCTGTCCTGTATAAGCCGTATAAGAACCACCACCACCCACGCTAACACTTCCTGTCTGGACCTTTGTCTCTTTCGGCTTCTTGTATGTCTCTGCTCCTGCTTCCATCCCATCCTTCCAGGCAAGGTCAAGGCTCATCGTGTGGACATTGTTCTCGAATGTGTGAGTGTCCGATGTGATGTAAAACTTGCCATCGAGACCTGTCGCTGGGTCTTCGATCGTGATCGCGTATCCTGATATCGCCCGAAGGTCTCCCAGTGCATCAACACTCGCTTCTCTTGTAACACCATAAAGCATCGCTTTTGCAGCTTTGGTAGCGGAAGTGCCTTTCTCCTTTTGGTATGACTCCTGATACACGCCATACTTTTTCAGGTTGTCATCGTTTTTCGCTGTGCCGACTTCCTTGTGTTTGTCGTTATAGATACGGACGATGTCGACCATATTATCAACCGTGTCCGTGAATTTTGCGGATGTGATGTTCACGCCCTGTGTCAGCTTTGCTCCGCAGTTATTGCCTTTTTCAATTATCGTGAGTTTCGTGCCATTCATTATCGGCATATAGTTTTTGCCTGTGTAGGACTTCACCTTCCTGTATGCCTTTATAATGATATCGTAGAAGCACTGGCTCTCGAATATCAGCTTAGGAATCACAACACCTGTCTTGAACAGACTTCCGGTCGACACACCCGCGTCGGATGCCACCTTCTTTGTGATCTGCTCAGGTGTCTTGCCTTTGAATATGTAGGTACCGTTTGACCGCAAAAGATGGTGCAAAAAGTCCTTTGCCGTATAGGACGAAGTCCCGATCTCGTCTGTCTTTTCCCTTGTCGTGATAGTGCCAACGAAGAGGACAGAAGAGCCTTCCCGAAGTTCTACGACATCACCTTTTTTGATGTTGTACTTCGTCAACGATGAGTCGTATGGATTCCAGGGCAGTGTAAATGAAATCTCCCTGCTTGCCTGTTGATCTGTACCGCTCCAGGTCAAGGAGACGTATGGTAGTGATTTTTTTCCCCATATAATCTCCATCGGTATCTCCTTACTTGATTAAGACCTTTTCTCCTACAAGTGCGACCTTTTCCTTGACGGTCGTTACGTGGTGCTTGTCTCTGTATTTTTTCGTGGCTTTCTTGATACGTTTTTCATTGAGCTTCCGAAGTTTCTTGCTGTTCTTCGAATCTCCTGTCTCTTTTTTAGCCACCTTCTTCCAGGTGTCGTTGTTTTTCCATTTATATAAATGCGCAACCACCGCCTTGACTGGTCTCTTTGCCGTCTGCTTTTTCACGGACGGAAGGTCTACATCCTTGAATTGCTTAAACGATATATTATACCCGATGTCGTATATGCCACCGTTCGGAGATGGTTCAAAACTTGTGATGAGACAGTTTAATGATATGAATCCTGGTATATCAAGTGTCACGGTATAGTTATTGTCCATCCAGTCTTTGATCTTCTCGACATACTCGTTCGGATCGTCAAGCGGAGTAGCCACGCAGAAGTCATAGTCTTCTCTGGGGAAGAATGCCGACCAAGAGATGGTGGTCAGATTTCTTTTTCCTTTGAGGATGATCTCTCCGAGATTTGACACGTTGACCGATGTGTTCTCGACTCCGTCTGTGGTCTCGATGCTTTCGGGATTGATAGGGAAGTCTATTCGCTCCCTTTCCCCTGCATTGACCGTTATCGATATAACCATAGCTCCTCCTTATGACTGGTTAGCATAACTGATCTGACCGCCACCCATATTGAGTGATACCTTCTCGAGTCTGTCTGCGAGTTTGATCGCGATCTTGTCGATGTCTGCATCCTCTCTGACTGTGATCGTGTCTGCCAGCTTCGGTATATTGATTGACACGTTCCTGGCTCCATCCTGGTAGGCTCTACGTACGCTCTCATCGTGCGGATATACTCTCGAGCCTTTCGGAAGGTCTACGATCTCACCGCCTCGCTCGGAGATCTGAACCAAACCTCCGCGCCAGTTCTTTGACCCTGATGCGAGTGTCGGGATGGATGGGATGTGGCCTATGCCACCGCCGCCCGCATTACGCCAGTCGATGCCCTTTTCCTCAGCCGCCTTCTGAAGTGCAGGACTGCTTTCGTAGGTTTTTTTAACGAAGCCGGATGTCTTGTCAAGGCCACCGATAACGGCATTGATGCCATCGACAAGTACGTTGATACCTGCGATGATACCGTTGATGGTTCCGATGACAAGGTTTGCAAGGCCTTTGAATACTCCTGCGACGATATCTTGTATCCCTTGCCATATCTTTTTCCAGTCTCCTGTAAAGACACCAGAAAGGAAATCAGCAACACCGCTGAACACTTCAACGATGCTTTCAACCACTGTCAAGAAACTCTCAAGTGACTTCATCGCATAATTACTGATTAGGTCAGATATGAAGCCAAACACCTTCTTGAATACAGGTATGATCTTATCGAGCATCGGCTTAACCTTCTGATAGAAGCCTGATATCCGCTCGGTTATCTTATCCCAGTTCTGTATAACTACCGCAATGGCAACACCTATCGCACCAAGAGCACCGAGCATAGCTCCTGAGCCTCCGGCTCCAGCGAACAGCTTGAAGATGCCTGTTCCTTTCTTCATAGACATTCCAAACTTCCCGAGCATCTTGATAAGTGTTCCGATCGCTGTTGTTGCCTTTCCGAAGACCATCAACGCAGGTCCGATAGCTGCCGCGATAGCTACCCACTTGACGATGTTTTGCTTCTGCTCGTCCGTAAGATTTGAGAACGCCTGGAGCATCTCCGTCAGCTTCTCGACCATCGGTGCGAGTACAGGCGCGAGTGTCTCCCCGAGTGTGTTCTTGAATATATCCCAGTTTGACTTCAGCTTCTCGATAGCACCACCAGGACCACTCATAAGAGCATCGGACATATCCTTTGATGTACCTGACGCCTCATCGAGTGCGCTTATCATCTTTGAGATATCCTCAGGACTGCGCTGAATGAGTGCAAGCCACTTTGCCATCTGGTTTTTACCAAAGATCGCGGATGCCGCCTGGGTCTTCTGCACATCGGTCAGATTACTGAAGGCATCGTGGAGTATCTTTTGAACCTCAGCGAAGGACTTATATGAGCCGTCCGCTTTTGTTACGTTTATACCCAGTCGATCTATCCAAGCCGCCCCTTGTTTAGCAGGTGCGGAGAGCCTTGCTATACCTGTCTTGAGTGCCGTTCCTGCTTCGGCTCCTTCGATATACGCATCACCGAGAACGCCTGTGGCTGTTGCAAGGTCTTTTACATCCCATTTAGCAGTAGCGAATACGGATGATGCTTTCGCCATTGAATCGAATAAGTCCTCGACGGTCGTTTTTGATTGTGCCTGTGCTTTTGCGAATATATCCGCATAGGTCTGTGCTTCGCTTGTATCTGCGTTAAACGCCTTGATTGTCGAGGATAGTCCAGCCGTCACCGTGTCGAGCTCTGTAGCCGTTCCTGCGGCAAGATTGAAAGCAGGTGCAAGCATATCTGCCGCCTGTTTTGCTGAATAACCGGCTCTTGCGTAATTGAGTGTGGCATCAGCTGCGTCCTGCATACCGTATACGGAGTCCTGAGCGGCAGTCTTAATGGTCTGACCGAGCATCTTTGATTCTTCTTCAGTTGCACCCATCGTCTGTTGAACGAGACGCATCTGCTTGTCATACTCGCCATATTCCTTGAAAGCTACCGCTCCGAGAGCCACCGCAGGAGCAGTGATGGCAGTCGTGAGTGTTTTCCCTGCGGCTGTGATGTTTCTTCCTGTTCTCTGAATCTGTCTGCCGAGTCTTTGATATTGTCTAGCGTTATCCTGTAGCTTCTTCATTGCTCCATTCATAGGACCAGTCAACTGGTCTTTCATCCGAAGCACTACATCGATGATCTTATTCGCCATATCAACCCTCCGACTGTTTCTGTATATCCTCGATCTCTCTACGCATAAATGCGTGTAGAATCATTTTCTCACCTTCCCCCATCGCATAGAATGTGGAAGGCATTATGTGATGTTCACGGTAAAGCCAGTACATCTGATTCGTCTGACTATCCGTGTCAATTAGTTTTTTACTTCGTCCTCATCAGCATCCGCAACATCTGATAATGCCTGGATGGCTGTTGATAGCTTGTATATCTCTGACCGGAAGAGCTTTTCAGCAAGGTCTACCGCCAGCTTGCATCCGAAGTGCTCCTGAAGGTCTTTGCTTTTCAGATCAGGATCAACGACACCGGCAACGACGATCTTTTTCGATGCTTCGTACAGTTTAGGCATATCCATCTCATTGCCGTTGCCGACCGTTCCATCCATATACTCGGCCAGCTTCTTCGGTGGTATTTCCTTTATCTTGATGGTGATCGGCTCATCCTTCCCGAGCGCACGCGCCATCATCTTTGATTCGAATGTTCCTTCGTTGTATTCGTTCGCTTTCTTTGTGTCTGCTTTTAAGAGCATTTCTGTAACCGTCATTTTTTTATCCTCCTTGTTGGTTGCTTTTTACATTGAAAGACCACCACCCCGCCTGGAGTGGTGGTCGTATAAGTTATGAAAGTGCCTGCGAATGGTCGATCGTGGATGTGACCTCCCAGTCGGTAAAGGAAAA